TGCAAAACAAGAATTTGAACTTAGTAGAAAATCAGGTAATTCAGGAACATTACGAGATCAGCTTAATTCAGTATGGAGACAAACAGGTGTTAAACCTGCAGAATTAGAAGAGATTAAGGATTTACCTGAGAGTTGTTTACAAGTTTGGAAATGGTTTATTGATCTAAATAACTCCAGATCATCAAATGGTTTTGGAGTTAATCCGATATCCTATTCAGATATTAAATCTTATTTTGATCTTATAGGTATTGAACTTGAAGAATGGGAATTGTACTTGATTAAAAGATTAGATCAAGAATCAATGTCCTCTTACGCAAAAGAAGCAGAGTTAGAGCGAAAGAAATCCTCTAAGAAATAATAGGTGCTTTGGTTTACTTCGGTAAATCAGAGCTTCTATATTTGTAAATCTGCATGGTTTATAAATATAGAATTCCGTTATAACAGGAGAAAGTGCTATGGATTTAGCAGAATTAAAGTTCGTAGTTGATACGAAGCAATTAGAAGAGGCAGCTAAAAAAGTTGCTGAGTTAGGTACTGCGGTATCTAAAGTAAATAAGCCGATGCAAGATTTAAATAAAGAATCTGCAAAGACTAACAAAGAATTATCTAAGTCTCAGGAAGCTGCTGCGAAAGCTGCAATTGCTCAACTGAAATTAGAACAAGCACAAAATAAATCTACAGACGCAATTGGTAAATCAGCATCTGTATTAGAGCGTCAAAACCTTATCCTTGAATACATGGCTCAGGGTAACTCAAAAGGTCAAGCGTCAATCTTGGCTACAGCAAAAGCTGCTGGTGCTCTAGATGATGAAATGCTGCAATTAAATACTACGTTGAAAACACAACGTACTCTAATTGGTGGTGATCCATTTGATAAGAGCATTGGTTTGATGCAAAAGCTTCAGAACGAATATAAGACAACTAATGAAGTTAGCAATTTATTCAATAAGAATTTAGGCTTAACTGAAAAACAAATGACTGATCTTGCTCGTGAAAAAGAGCGTTTGATTGCTTTGTATAGCATCGAAGGTAAAAGTCTAAATGGTCTTTCTGCTGAGTATGATCAATTGATTCGTAAGAGCGTAGAGATCAACCAAGCTAATGATGCTCGTACCAATAGTATGAAGGCTCAGATTAAAGCACAGAATGATGCCACTAAGGCTAATAATTATATTTCATCCGAAATGGAACGACTCAATCGTTTAACAGAATCTAATGGTACAATTACTAGTGCAACAAATAATAAGCAAATCAAATTTGAACAGGCTTTAAAAGCATCCGGTAAAACTGCAAAAGAACAAGCTGATTTATTAAAATTATTTAATGAACAGATGTTGAGTACTCAGAAAGCTGCAGGTAATAGACAAGTTGATTATTTATCTAGAGCTTTGGCTCCACAAATTACCGATATTGCTGTTGGTTTAGCTACAGGTCAATCACCTTTAACTATTCTATTACAACAGGGTGGTCAGTTGCGAGATCAATTTGGATTAGCTGGTGTTGCTGGTAAAGACATGGGTGACATGTTAACTAAAGCTACAATTGGTATGGCAAGCAGTGTGAAAGATGTAGCAGTTGCTGTTGGTAGTGCTTTGGGTGGTGCTTTCTTAGCTACAGGTAAAGCTGTGAAGACCTTCATGATGGATATTACAGGTACTGGTGCTGCTCTAGAATATGTGAGATATCAAATTGCTCTGCTTGATGGATCAAACGGTATTCTGATGAAAAGTTTTCAGTTAATGGGTAGTATTATTACAGGTGTAGTTGGTGTTGCTATATTTAGTTTAGTTGCTGGTTTTATTGCACTAGGCGTAGCAATGAGCGATGTTATTAAAGAAGAGAATGCATTAAACCGTGCTCTAAACTTATCAGGTGCAGCTTTAGGTCTTAACCTAGATATGGCATACGATGCCGCTAGAGGAATGAAAGATGTGGGTGTAAGCACAGGTACTGCTTTGACTGTTTTAACTGAAATGGCTAAAGTTGGTGGAATGAGTTCTGATAGTTTGCAAATGGTAGCTACTACAGCGAAAGCCATGAAAACTGCTTTTGATATTCCAATTGCTGACACCGTTAAGCAGTTCAAAGAACTACAAGAAAAACCAACTGAATCATTAACTAAACTTGCAATTAAACTTGGTACTATTCCAGTTGAAATCTTAAAGCAAGTTGATGCATATGAACGTGCTGGTAACTCTATCAAAGCTGCAGAGATTGCAACTAAAGCTTACGCTGATGCAGGTAAAGATGCTGCCGATAGAACTGTAGAAAACTTTGGCACAATCACTAGACTTGGTATTGGTCTAAAGAAAATTTGGGATGGTACTTGGGAATCAATAATGAATATTGGTCGCAGAGATACCTTAAGTGATCAATTAAAGCAAGCTGAAGAAAATCTCAGAGCATTACAAGGCACTCGTGGTGCTGATGTATCTGGTTCAAGAACTAACCAAAGAATGTTAGCATCAATGAAACTCGTTGATGACTTAAAGAATCAGATGGTTGCTGAGAAAGAAATAGCTGATCAAAAAGCTGCAGCTTCTGCTGATGCAACAAAATTTGATAATGACAAAAAGAAACGTGATGAAGATGCTAATAAGCTAAAAGCTGAAGCTAAAAAGTTAGAAGCAGATCGTGATAGATTAATTGAAAAAGTAACTAATGCTTATATCAATCAGTCAGGTGCTGTTGATCATTTAACCAAAAGTGAAATTGATTTGTTAGAGATTAAAAACAGTGATGAATATAAATCTCAAAATCAAACTTTTAAAAATAACATTGATGCTCTTTATCAGATTATCATTGCTAATGAAAAACTAGTTCAATCTGAAAAAGATAAAGTTACTCAGATGACAGCTATTAATTCTTTAATGGGTAAGTCAGATGGCTTGGGTAAGGATTACTACAGCACTTTAAAACAACTTGATAATGCTTTTGTAGATGGAAATATTTCATTAGAAAGATATACTGAACTTCTGAATAAGTTATATCAGACTACACCTGATGCTAAAAGATTTGCTGCTGCACAAGCTGAAAGTGCTAAAGCAATGGCTGGTATTACCGCTGATCGTGCTAACGTTGCTGCTGAATACGGTAGTGATTTTAAAACCAATGATGAAAAAGCTGCAATTAAGAATCTATCAGATTACCGCAAGAAAACTGCACAAGCTGATGCTGAATATCAAAAACAAATTGCTGATGCAGGTAAAAACATTACAGAAGAAGAAACTGCAATGTACAAGGCAGAATTGGACGCTAAAAATGCATATGCTAAAGAGTTTTATGATCATGCAGAATATCAACTAACTGATAGTTATAAACGCAATGAAGCTTATAAAAATGCATTTGAAGATTTGTTCAAAGGTATGGGTGATGCAATTGTTGATTTTGCACTAACAGGTAAAACATCATTCAGTGATATGGTTAATTCCATGATCGTAGGATTGATTAAACTTGAGATGCAAATGGCAATGACCAACATGTATAAATCTATGGGTGGCTCTCAAGGTATCATCTCTACTATTACTTCTGCATTTACAGGTACACCAGTTGCTTCTGCTAAAGGTAATGTGTTTGACTCAGGTAACATGCAAGCATTCGCCAAAGGTGGTGCATTCACAAACGGTATTGTAAGCTCACCAACAAGCTTTAACATGGGTGTAATGGGTGAGGCTGGACCAGAAGCTATTATGCCTTTACGCAGGGGTTCTGACGGTTCCTTGGGTGTTGCTGCTTCAGGTGGTTCATCTGGTGGTAACGTATCTGTGCAAGTTATCAATAACAGTTCTTCACAAGCTACTACAAACGAAACAACTGACTCTAAAGGCAACCGCAAGATTGAAGTAGTAATCGGCGATATGACTGCTGGTGAAATTTCACGCAGTGGTAGTGCTTCACAAAAATCTATTAAATCAACTTTCGGTTTACAACCTCAATTAATTAGGAGATAATTTATGGCGTACATTTATGTTTGGCCTACATCGCTACCACAAAGACCGCTAGAAAGTTATTCTGAAACAACTGGTGCTATGATCATTCGTACACAACCCGATCTAGGACCAGCTAAACAGCGCAGGAGAGGTCAACGTCCTGATACTCTTTCTGTGCAGTTTAATATGTCTACAACACAGGTTGAAACTCTCCGTGCTTTCATTCAAGATACACTCAGAGGTACAACTCGTTTTGGTTTCACACACCCAAGAACTTTAGCAGTAGTTGAAGTTCGGGTTGTTCCACAAGGTTCAGGTGAACTATATACTACAAGTTATATTTTACCCGAACTATGGCAAGTCTCATTACAATTGGAGGTACTACCTTGAGTCGTTTAACGTCAATGTCTCCAAATGCATTAAAAGCAGTATTCTCTCCAGATTCAGATGATGATCTTTTAATGCTTTTAACCGTGTATGATCCTATTGATGAAAATACAATTGTTGCTAGGCTTGCTGATGGTTTTACTAAGAGAATTTCTGAAACTGATTCTGAAGTTATTTACGGTGTGACCAGCAATGGTTCTGATTATACTTTTCTTCCGATGGAAATTTCACTACCTTCTGAGGACGAAGCGCAAGCTCCTCGTTGCTCAATTGTAATGCACGATGTAACCAGATACTTGACACCAATCATTAGATCAATTACAGCACCTCCAAGAATTAAACTTGAACTTGTATTAACTAAAAGTCCAGATGTTGTTGAAGTTTCTTTTTCAGATTTCTATATTAATAGTTTTACTTATAATGCAGATTCAGTTACTGCTGATTTAGCAATGATTGATTACGAAAGAGAACCTTTCCCAATGCATTCATTTACCCCTCGATATTTTCCGGGAATGTTTTAAAGGAATATTATGAACTATGAAAAATATATTGGTATTCCTTACGCTGAGAAAGGTAGGAATACTACTGGTTTGGATTGTTATGGATTAGTGCGGCTAATTTATAAAGAAGAATTCAAGATTGATCTTCCAAGTTTCACAACTGAATATACTCAAAATGATACAGATCGTATTGCCGAACTGATCGCACAATATAAAGAAGGTTGGGAACAACTGGATGAACCACAAGAAGGTTCTATTGTACTCTTTAGAATCCGTGGTAGTGAATCTCACGTTGGTGTAGTGGTAAGCCCTACGCATTTTATTCATGTGCGTGAAAATCAAGATTGTGTTATTGAAGTATTGAATTCTACAGCTTGGACTAGACGTAGAATTGGTTATTTCAAATACTCAGAAAAGAAGAATGCTGTATTAAATGCAGTACCACATCCATTAAGAACTGAAAGATACACAATTCCTGTTCCTCCGGGTACAAGCTTGGAAGTTCTTGCACAAGGTTTAAATAAAGAATATAAAGTAGCTCCTGAATTAAAAAGTAAAGTTACTGTACTTGTCAATGGTTTTATTATCCCACAGGAAAAGTGGAAAGATTATATCTTATGTGAAACCGATGTAATCGAGTATCGTGCTGTACCAAAGGGTGATATTGGTAGATTAGTACTGGTGTTAGCTGTTGCATATTTTGCTCCATATCTTGCTGGTATGGCTGAATTTGCGTATATGGGTACTGCTGCTGCTACGGTTGCTGGTTCCACTGCTGTGTATGCCGCTGCATATGGTGCGGCATTGATTATTGGTACATCTTTAATTAATGCAATTGCACCTATTAGACCTCCTAGCATGGGTTCTCAAAACGATCCCGGTTCTGCTGAACGTCAACTGATGGTAAACGGTGGTTCAAATCAAATCAATCCTTACGGTTCAATTCCTGTTGTGCTTGGTAAGGTTAGAATGACACCGATGCTTGGTTCTGTCAATTATCTAACATACGAAAATGAACGTGACAGTTACTTATCAATGTTACTGGTATGGGGTTACGGTCCTTTGAGCATTGATGATACTTCGTACAAAATTGGCGATGTTCCATTATCTAGTTTTACTGATTATAATAAAATTACACTAGATCGCAAGACTGAACCAAGTGAATCTGAAAAACTTAATTTCGATGCTATTTACGGTAAAGATGTAACACAAATTAATACTGCTGTAGAATTAACTTGTGATGGTAATCCTGAAGGAACTGTTATTGGTTATACTGATGGTGACCCTATTTATGAATTCAGCGAAACTGGACCCATATTAGTTGGATACGAACAAGTTCCTATTTATAGTTACCCACCACCCGGACCTTGGTTTGAAGCAGCAACTGGTATTGAATATGATGTATCAACAGGATTACCTGTACCTGTAACTAATACAACAATTGCTTTGCATTTCCCACAAGGTTTACGTAGAATTAATACACAAGGTGATGGTGCAGGTAATTCCTATGCTACTTCTGTTGATTTCAGAGCTGAGTATTCTACCGATGTAGGATTGACATGGAATCTATTAGAAGAATTTTCAATTGGTGGAGATAGTGTTAAAAAAGATGGTTTTACATACACAAAATCATATAGTACTCTAAACCATGAACAATTGATTATTAGAGTTCGTAGAGAAACTGGTGATAACGTAGAAGATAACTCTACTCGTAGATACTACTTTCAGTCAGTATTACAATCAGTAACTTTCTTACGTAATAATAAACCTGCCGTTGATCCTGTTGGTTCTAAGATTGCAAAGACTGCATTTAAGATTAAAGCAACTGATCAACTCAACGGTAACATTCAAGGTATTAGCGCAATTGTACAAACATGGTGTAAGACTTGGAATGGTTCAGCTTGGGTAGAGGGTACTACGAGTAACCCTGCTGCTTTGGTGCGTTATATATTGGAACATCCTGCTAACCCTCGTAAAGTTACAGATGCAAACGCTCAGATCAATCTAACACAGTTGCAGTACTTTCATGAGTATTGCACTGCAAGAGGATTTGAGTACAATGGAACACTTGGTGAAGCACGTAGTGTATTGGAAGTCATCCGTGATATTTGCGCTGCTGGTAGAGCCAGTCCTGCCCTTGTAGACGGTAAATGGACAGTAGTTATTGACGAAGTTAAACCTAATGTAGTTCAGCACTTTACACCTCATAACAGTTGGGGTTTTGAAGGCTCTAAAGCTTTACCTAAACGTCCAGATGGTTTACGTGTTACTTACTACGATCAAGATCAAGATTATCAGCAATCTGAAATCATTGTATATGATATAGGTAAAACTGCTAATAACGCAAGTCTATTTGAAAGTATTACTCTTCCGGGTGTAACTAAGAAGTCGCTTGTAATTGATCACGCTCGTTGGCACATGGCACAAATGAAGCTTCGCCCTGAAATGTATACATTAAATTCAGACATTGAATATCTTGTATGTAATCGTGGAGATCGTGTAAAAGTAATGCATGATGTACCAATGTGGGGTTTAGGTTCAGGTCGTGTTAAGAATAGAATCTCTAGTACTATTTTAGAACTAGATGAAGAAGTACCAATGCAAGCTGGTGTTCAGTACATCATTCGTTTTAGAAGTAAATCAGGTGCTTCAGTTGTTAGAGAAATTGCTCTTAAAACAACAGATGATTATTACAGTGAAATTGAATTAAATTCTGCAGTAACAACTGACGAAGCTGATATAGGTGACTTGTTCTTATTTGGACAAAACAATCAAGAAGCTCAAGACTTAATATTATTAGGAATTGAACCTTCAAGTAATAATAACGCTAGACTTACTTTCGTAGATTATGGTGTAACTTCTGAGTATAATATTTATACAGATTACCAAAGTTTAACAGCAAGTACTGTGTTTGAGTCTCAATTGTCATTACCTCCTGCATTACAAATGGAAAACTTCGGTGCATCCATTCCGTTAATCACAGGTTTCGTAAGTGATGAATCTGTAATGGAACGAGTATCTAAGAATGTATTTAAGTACAATCTGAACGTATCATATGTAAATGCAAGTGCATTACCTACCAGTACAGAATCTATAGAAGTACAATATGACTTGTTTTCATCTGATTCAAGCGTTAACTTTAGATCAGTGTTCGTACCTTACCAGAATGGTTCTGCTACTATTACAGACGTAAAAGAAGGTGAGACTTATAAAATCAGAATGAGATACATTTCTCGTACTGGTAGAGTTGGTAATTGGACAAGTTATAGTAATCATACTGTTACTGGTAAAACCAATCCTCCTTCTACAGTAACAGAGTTTGCTGTATCTGCTGATAAATCAAGTGGTCAACTATCATTATCTTGGCATCCTAATTTAGAGTATGATGTTTCTACATATGAAATCCGCATTGAAGATGCAGGTTGGGGTGTAGAAGATTATCGTAGAGTATTCTATGGTGATGTAACTAAGACGTTTACTAAGTATGCAACCAACGGTTCAGCTACTTTCTATATTCGTGCAGTAGATACTTCTGGTAACTATAGCTTAGTATCGAGTTCTGTTACTTTTACTCCTGCTGCTGTTGCTAACGTAACTGACATTGAGTACTCATACAGTGATACTGCATTGACAAGTGCTACAGTTACTTTAAATTGGTTAGATGTTACTAATTCTCAATTCGATATTGAATACTACGAAATATCTTATGATTTAATTACCAGAACTACAAAATCTAATAGTATTACATTACCTGCTGATTGGGTTGGTAATAGAACATTTACTATCAAGACAGTAGACATGCACGGTAATAAGTCTTCTGGTTATTCTGAATCAGTAACTAAGTTTGCACCAAATCCTCCTTTTGACTTTAGAGCACAAGTTATTGATAATAACGTTATGCTTTACTGGACATTACCAGATAGAACATCTTTACCAATTGACCATGTTTTAATTAAGAAAGGTTCTGATTGGAATACTGCAGTTTTAGTTGGAGATAAGAAAGGTGCGTTCACTACCATTAACGAAAGTCAAGGCGGTGAATATACATACTGGATTGCTGCTGTTGATACAGAAGATGTAGAAAGTACTCCTGTTGCTGTCACTACATTAGTTTCTGAACCACCTGATTTCGTATTTCATGGTGAATTCACAAGTGACTTTAGTGCAACAAAATCTTCAGCATACTTAGAGAATAATCGCATTGTATTACCTGTAAATACTACTGAAACTTTTCAAGAGCATTTCACAAGTAATTCATGGAGTACTCCACAAGATCAAGTTACTGCAGGTTATCCTGTTTATATCCAACCTTCTGAGAGTACAGGTTACTACGAAGAAGTTTTTGATTTCGGTCAACCTTTAGCATCAAGTAGAGTTTCATTATCTTATAGAGGTACTGTTGTATCAGGTACACCAACTGTTATACCAAAGATCAGTTTGTCTCTTGACAATTCTACATATATAGATTATAATGGAGCTACAGATGTATATGGTTTGAACTTCCAATACGTAAAAATCAGAATTACAGCAAGTAGTTCCGATGGACTTGGTTTATATGAAATTAATGATTTGTCAGTAAGACTTGACGCTAAACTAAAGAATGATGCAGGAAGTATTTCTGCACTATCAACAGATACTTTAGGTTCAATCGTCAACTTCAACAAAGAGTTTATTGACATTCAAAGTATTACATTATCACCTTCTGGTACTACACCGATCATGCCTGTGTATGATGTTAAGGATAGTTTCGTAACAGGAACATATTCAGTTACATCAAATTCTTGTACTGTGACAATATCAAATCACGGTATGATCACAGGTCAAAGTGTAAAGTTATTTGCTAATACAGGATCAATGCTTACAGGTGTATACACTATAACAAGTTATACAACTAATACATTTACTGTAGCAATGACAGTTTCAGATACAAGTGGTAACTGTTCTATGTACCCACAGTCTTTCAGAGTTTATTTGTTTAATAATTCTGGTTCAAGAGTAAGTTCAACAACATCATGGTCTATTAAAGGATATTAAAATGGCAGATCATTCAAAGCCAACAATCACGAGTACTTACTCAAACTTTGTAGCTGAGATGGATGCACGTTATGACGATTTAGCAGTAGGGCTTGACCCTGCTGTTACTTCGGCTACCAACGTACCAACCAACTCAATTCGATGGAATAGTGCAAGTAGCAAGTGGCAAAAATATAATGGTACAGCATGGGTTGACCTAGTTGCTGCATACTCTATCAGTATTTCAGGTAATGCTGCAACTGCAACAAATGGTGTAGTTACTACTGGTACTTACGCAAATCCTTCTTGGATTACTTCATTATCTGGTGCAAAAGTAACAGGTGATATTTCAGGTAACTCAGGTAGTGCAACTAAATTAGCAACAGCTAGAAACATTAACGGCGTAGCTTTTGATGGTACTGCTGCTATTAGCGTAAATACAAATAGCTTAGTTACTTTTGATAACTCAGGTACAGGTGCAACATCAGGAAGTACTTTCAACGGTGGTACTGCTCGTACTATTAGTTATAATACAATTGGTTCTCCTAGTACTTCTGGCACTAATGCAACAGGTACATGGGGTATTAACGTAACAGGTAGTTCTACTAAGTTAGCCACTACTAGCTGGAAAGTAGAAGAAACAAGTACTGAGTTGTTATTTAAAGATGCATCAGATAATGCTAAGTTATCTTTGAACTTAACTACAGGTGCTAATTTATTTGGTAACGGTGCGTTAGGTGTACCAGTTGGAACTGAAGCACAACGTCCTACAGGCTCTGCAGGTAAGATTCGATTCAACTCTACAGTAAGCAGATACGAAGGTCACAACGGCAGTTCTTGGTCTAGCATTGGTGGTGGTGCTACAGGTGGTGGATCAGATGAAGTATTCTTTGAAAACTCTCAAAGTGTAACTTCAGATTATACTGTCAGCGCAAATAAGAACGCCATGTCTGCTGGACCAATTACTATTGCAACAGGTGTTACAGTAACAATTCCTACTGATTCTGTATGGACTGTAGTTTAATTAATAAAGGAAAATAATGTCAACAATTAAATGCACAACATTGCAGAATTTATCTGGTGTTGAAGTATATACAGCAAAGGCTTGGGTTAATTTTAACGGTACGGGAACGGTCGCTATTCGGGCTAGTGGTAATGTTAGTAGTATTACTGATAACGGTGTAGGTGATTATACTGTAAACTTTACTAATGCTATGGTGGATGCTAATTATACTGTAATAGCAGGTGGAAACGGTGGAACTATAAACGATTTCAATAACGTAACAAATGCACCTTACGGACAAGTTCCTACAACATCCTCTGTGCGTGTCAGAAACGTTGATTCTGGAGCCACTGTTGCAAGCAGGGATTTAATTTATGCGTATGTCGCCATCTTCCGCTAAACCAAAGGACCAATAAATGTCAACAATTAAAACAGATACGCTACAAAACGTAGCAGGTACACTCAGTGTTCCAGTCGGTACAGTGGTCAACGGTAGTGCAAAAGCTTGGGTTAATTTCAACGGTACAGGGACGGTTGCTATTCGAGCAGGATTTAACGTAAGTAGTATTACGGATAACGGTGTGGGTGATTATACTGTAAACTTTACTAATGCTATGGCAGATGCGAATTATTCGGTTTCCACTGCGACAGCGCCGCTATATGCAGGGCTTGACTACGGTTGGAACGGAGTGGGAACGCTAACGACAAGTTCAGTAAAGATCAAAACAACAAATTCAACTGGTACGGCTAGGGATGAACAAGGTGTTTTTGTCTCAATCTTCCGCTAATGCACTTTCAACTTTAACATAAAGGATTCATTATGACACAACGTATTATCTATAAAACACCCGAAGGTGGTGTAGCAGTTATTATTCCAGCACCAGATACTGGTTTAACTATTCAACAAATTGCAGCAAAGGATGTACCACACGGTATCCCTTACGAAATCGTAAACGTTGCAGATATCCCGGAAGATCGCACTTTCCGTAACGCTTGGACATTGGAGTAAAATTATGCCTATTATCGTAAACATGCAAAAAGCTGTAGAAATCAAAAAAGATATGATTCGTGCAGAACGTCAACCTTTGTTAGCTGCTCTTGATATCGAGATGATGCGAGCTATTGAAGCTGGTGACACTAAGAAACAAGTTGAGATTTCAGCTAAGAAGCAAGCATTGCGTGATGCTACAAAAGACCCTGCAATCTTAGAAGCTGTTACACCAGAGGAATTAAAAGCTGCTGTACCAGAGGCTTTAAAAGGGGTCTAATATGGCAGTAACTATTAATGGTACTAGTGGTGTTACGTTTAATGATGGTACTACACAGAGTACAGGTGTATTGAATTCTACGGCTGCAGCTACTACAGGTGCTGTTGGAACTTATGCTTTTCTTGCAAGAAGCGCAGGGGGTGTAACAGCAGGTACAACATACTCTGGATCAGAGATTCAGTATTCAGGGGTTTACAACGGTACATCTCTCTCTACAGGTAATAACGTTGTTTCTGGTGGTTTTAACGGTGTCGTTTCTGGAACTTGGAGAGCAATGGGGTCTGGTCCAACTTATACAGCTACATTGTTTCTTCGTGTTTCTTAAAAGGATAAAATATGCAAGCATTTTTAACATGCGTAAAAAACCCACGTTGGGTAAATGCAGATCAAACTGCAATTGATTGTGAGATTACAACCAGTCAATTTGGTGATGAAATTCTACCGTTTACAGCATCCCCCGAAGACATCGAAGCACATGGTCGAGCAATTTTTGCTGATATTGTTGCAGGTAAATATGGTTCAATTGCAGAGTATATACTGCCTATTGAGCCTGAAATTATCTTAAAAGAAACTACTGAAGAATTACCCTTGATTTAACCAACTAGTTATGATATAATAGTCTTAACTTTCGCCTGAAAGCTTTCTGTTAATTCAGACGGTTTTCAGGCTTTATTTTTATTACGATTATAACAATCATATCAGTCAAAGGTATTAGTATGTCAGAGCAAATTGAGCACCGTGTTATTAAACTAGAATTAAAAGTAGAAGATCATGCAGAAGAACTTAAGAAACTACAAGATATTTCTACAGATTTACGCAATTCTTTAACTGGTATTGAAAATACACTTAATCAAATCAAATATTTAGCTATTGGTGCTGTACTTGTTGTGTTGTCTCAGGCAATTGGAATAACAAACGTTATAAAACTCATGTTAGGTGTATAATGATTGATCCTGTAAGTGCATTCGCATTAGCTACTGCCGCTTATAATGCAGTAAAACAAGGTATAGAAGTTGGTAGAGAGATGCACGAAGTATCTAAAGCATTGGGTACATTCTTCAAAGCCTCTACAGATATAAAAGAAGCTGCAGAACAGCAATCAAAACCTTCTATGTTTAAGAAACTATTAAACAAAGGCTCTGTTGAACAAGAAGCTTTAGATAATCTAGTTAGACGTAGAACCATTATTAAACAAGAATATGAATTAATGATGATGGTTAAAAATCAATACGGTGATTATGCTTATAATGAAATGCTTGAAGAACGTAGAAAGATTGCTGCTGATAGAATAAAAGCAGAAAGATTACAAAGAGAATATAATAAAAAAGTAGTTGAAAATATATTCATGTATTCTATGCTTGCAATATTATTATATATATTCTATTGGTTAATTGCTGCTGCATATACATTAATGCAAGGTGCTTAATATGTCAAAGAAACTAGAAACAAACTCAATATACGATCAATTTGATATAAACAATGATGGTGTTGTATCAGATGAAGAATTAAATCGTAGCGAAAGAATGCTGCAGATTGAAAACATGGATAAGCTTGCAGATCAACAAAGATTGATGGCATGGGCAGCTTTGTTCTTACCATTTATAACAATTATATTTATGGCATTACCATTTGTTACTGCAGAAAAAGTTAATCTAATAATGGGTCTAGCTACTACATTCTCTGCTGCAATGGGTACTATCGTTGTTGCATTCATGGCAGCTACTGCTTATATTCGTGGTTCAATGAATAGAGAAAATAAGGAATAATATGAATTATATCACTGCAGGTTTAACTGCAATTGCTTTTGTTGCGGGTTTTATGGTCCAAGGCTGGCGAATGGATTCAGCTATCAGTGATATTAACGCACAGCATTCTAAAGCATTGGCTACAGCAACACAACAAGTCTTAGATCAATCTACAGCACTACAAAGGAAAAAAGATGCAGCACTACAACAAGCACAAATCAAAGTTCAACAAAACGCTGCTGCTGCCTCTGCTGCTGAGTCTGAGCTTAATAGGCTGCGGGACTACAACGCCAGTAATAGCGCCACCGTCAATAGTTCTACCTGCAGTTCCGTTAGAGACTACGCCACAACCGTTACAGCCGTATTCTCAGAGTGTTCAATTGCTCTTGAAGACATGGCAAGAAAAGCTGATGGTCACGCCCTTGATGCCAGAACGTTGACAGAATCATGGCCTACATCCTCTGCAAAATAATAGAAAGAATATATGACACAATTATCGAAGAACTTTTCATTAGCTGAATTAACTTACTCTGGTACTGCAATTAGTAAAGGTTTAGATAATACACCATCTGCTGAAGTTATTGCTAATATGCAAATCTTGGTAGATAATGTATTGCAACCATTGAGAGAAAAGCTAGGTAAACCTATTAAAATGAATAGTGGTTATCGTGCTCCTGCTGTTAATACTGCAGTTGGTGGTAGTGCTACTTCAGATCATTGCAAAGGTCAAGCCGCTGATATTGAAATCATGGGTATGGCTAATGGTGATCTTGCTAAGTATATCATAGAAAACTTTAAGTTCACACAAGTTATTCTTGAAGGTTTTAAAAAGAATGATCCAAATTCCGGATGGGTACATGTCTCGTATAATCCTAATAATTTGAAATGCCAAGTATTAACTGCAAAATTTGTTAATGGTAAAGCAGTGTATTCTAATGGAATTAACATAGATGGCTAATGAATATTCATCTGAAATAGATATGGTCAACCCAAAGGTGATTTACTAATTAAATTGATGAACGATATTGGCTACGAAGCATAAAAGAAAACCCCTATAGGAAACCTTACGGAATCTTATAGGGGTTTTTCTACGTCTGTACTTTACGAAACAAACTCTTTTAATTGTTCTGCTGACATGTAACCAGACCTGCGCTTCATGACTTGATTATCACTCATGAGAAGTACAGTTGGTACTCCACGAATATCATATTCAGTTGTAGATGTAGGGTCTGCATCAATGTCTACTGTTTCCACTGGAATACCAAGATCAACACCTTGTAAAGTTTTACTAAGCATTTTACATGGACCACACCAATGAGCTTTAAATACTACTAATTTTTGCATTTGTTTCCTTTAAATAATTAATTGCGTTTTCTAAAATAATCGGATTATCTTTAGCCATACCAAGCATTGAGTTACAAGCTCTGCACAATAATCCTCTGACTAATCCACTTGAATGACAATGATCAACATATAGATATTTATGAGTATTGTCATCTTGATGTATACCACATATCTTACAGTTATAATTCTGTGCTTCCAAAAGTTGTAAGTATTGTTCTTTTGTTAGATCGTATTTATTTTCAATCATCCACCAACGATTAGAATCTGCTTTCTTATCTCGATTTTTCTCAAACCATTTGTCATTGTAAACTTTTTGACAAGATTTACAAGCAGCTTTCTTACCATCTTTAGAATGTTTGTAATTTGAGAACTCACTGTAGAGTTTTAATTCTCCACAGCGAGAACAGACCTTATTTAGCCCACACATCTTGCCAATCACCTGTCAAAGCGCCCTTAGCATAGTCAGTTACCCGTTGCTCAAAGAAGTTACTGTGTGTAGTACCAAGCATACCATCAACCCAAGGTAAAGGATTCTTTTTGATTTTAAAGATACCTTTTAAACCGAGAGCGATCAATCTGCGATCTGCAATATAACGAATATAAAGTTTCACTTCTTCTTTAGTTAGTCCTTGCATTTCGTTTACACCGAACGCTAAGTCAATGAACTTATCTTCAAGGTCAACCATCTTTTGTGCAATGGTGTACAACTGAGATTTTAATTCATCGGTCCAAATGTGCTTGTTCTCTTTAACAAATTCTCTGAATAATTTAATCATGCTTTCAGTGTGCAAAGATTCATCAACTTGCGACCACGCGATGATTTGACCCATTCCCTTCATCTTACCGAAACGAGCAAAGTTTAAAAGCATCACGAAAGAACTAAACAATTGCATACCTTCTGTAAATGCACTAAATACAGCAACTTGTTGTGCTACTGAATTTTCATCTTGATTGATAAAAGATTCAATATAATCGTGCTTATCCTTCATCTCTTCATACTGTAAAAACTCATTGTACGTGGTTTCTGGCATACCTAATGTTTCGATTAGATGTGAATAAGCTGCAACGTGAATAGCTTCTCGTGCTGCAAAGCTTGATAGCATCATTCGTACTTCGGGCGCAGGGAAATTTGGTAGATAGTTTGTTACATAAGCACCAGCTACATCAATATCACCTTGCGTAAAGAATCGAAAGATGTGCGTAAGAAACTGCTTTTCACTTTCTGTAAGTTTATTCTTCCAATCGTTAACATCTTCGATCATTGGTACTTCAGTATGCAACCAATGCATCTTTTCCGACATTAAGAAAGCATCGTATGCCCAAGGGTAGCTAAACGGTTTAAAGTAACTGCGTTTATCTGTAAGTTTTAATTTTGTTTTCATTTATATCCTTAAAATAGAAAGAG